ATGTTTCGGCGGGAAGAATTGCGCATCACCGCGACGCGGCGAACAGGAGCCGGCGGATGAAGGACATCAGGCGCGGCTTCCGCGCGGTGCTACTTGCCGATCCAACCGTGAGCGGACTCGTCGCCGGCGATCGCGTTTACTTCGAGCGCCTTCCCGAAAACATGCGGCTTCCCTCGATCGTCTATCACCGGATCACCGGCGGCAGCGACTATCACATGGAAGGGGACAGCGGATTGGAATCGGTGCTGATGCAGGTTGAGGCTTGGGCTGTCGACGGTGCGAGCGCGGTTGCCCTGGCGGATGCCGCATTCGATGCGTTGAGCGGCTACCGTGACCGGATCGGATTCGGCAGTGGCGAATTCATCAACATTCAAGGCATTTTCCACAACAATTCGACCGACGTGTTTGACGAACCGACGAAGCTCTATGGCATGCGCCGTGACTACCGGATTTATTTCGAGGCCCGCTGATGCCGATCAAAACGTTCAAGATCGAAGGCTTGAAGGAACTCGACGACGCGCTCGGCGAGCTAAAGAAGGCGACCGCCGCCAACGTGATGCGGCGCACTTTGCTCAATGCCGGCGAGCCAACGGTGCGCGAGGCCAAGGCGCTCGCGCCGGTCCGCTTCGGACATCTTCGCGAATCGATCTCCATCGGACCGGCGTCGCCGTCCAAGATGACGTCGACCGGTCGGAGCGATTACGACAAAAAGAGTACCGTCGAAGTCATCATCGAGGCCGGGCCGGATCCGCAAAGCATTACGCAGGAATTCGGGACCGTCCATCACCGGCCGCAGCCCTACATGCGGCCGGCGTGGGAGGCGACCCATAAGCAAGTCTTGAACAGCATCAAGGCGGAGCTTTGGGAACAGATCCGCAAGGCCGCCGAGCGCGCGGCCAAGAAATCGGCTCGGCTTGCCGCCAAATAAATTTCGCGATATGAAGGCGGGGCGATTGGGAACGCATTTCTTGCACGCGTGACATGCAAGGGAATGCACCATCATGACGACAAATGCCGCGCTAGGACACGGCTCGAAATTCGAGATCGTGTCGGACTCTTCCCCTGATTTGTACGTTGCCCTTGAGGAAGTTCGGAGCATTACGCCGCCGACATTGACGCTCGACACGATCGACGTCACGCACATGGAAAGCCCGAACCGCTACCGCGAGCGGATCTCGGGGCTGATCGATCCCGGCGAAGCATCGGTTGAGATCAACTATGTGCCCGGCGCGACGACCGACGACCGGCTGCGCGAACTTCTAAATCTGCCGAGTAGCGCGACGCGAACGCGCGCAATGCGGATCTCATTTCCGAACGGCGCGACAATGTCCTTCCTCGCCGAAGTGTCGAGCTATGAACCGACGGTGCCGGTCGACGACGCCATGACCGCGACCGTCAACTTCCTTGTGAGTGGCCAGCCGACAATGGGTGTGACGTAATGGCCGCGCGCTTCGATGAAGTCCCGATAGAGATCGATGGCAGGCGCTATCGCTATTATTTGGGCACTTACGGCTTGCGCGCGCTCGAAAGATCGGTCGGCAAGCCGTGGCCGAGAGTGATCGCCGAAGCGATGGAAACAGGATGGGGCTACGACATTGCCCTGACGCTATTCCATTCCGGGCTGATCTTCCATCACGAAGACATCACCGAGCGGCAAGCGTCGCTCTTGCTCGACAAGATGAGCGTCGAGCGGTTCGCGGAAATCTTCGCGGAAGCCATGAAGGGATTGCAGGCGCCGGACGATGGCGGCGAACCGCGCAACCCTCCAACGCCGGCGGCGCCAACGAATGGGATTGGGATCAATCCCTTAGCGAATGGTTGATCGCCGGCTATGACGTAGAATCGTATTGGCAGCAAACGCCGCGCACGATTCATCTAGCGTTCGTCGCACGAAACCGATCGCTGCTTCGCGGCGTCAACCGCGAGCGCGGCTTGGCGTGGAACATCGCCAACTTGCAACGCGCTCGCCGCCTTCCGCCGATGAAGTCTTGGTTGCTGCGCGAGCCGGGCCGCCGGCAGACGTGGCAAGAGCAATACGAAATCGCCAAGGCGTGGGTCGCAAACGCCGCCAAGGAAGGGAAGAAACATGGCTGACGCAACCATCGGCGCATTGCGCATCATTCTCGGAATGGACACGGCGCAATTCGAGGACAACGCCAAGAAAGCTTCGAAGGGGCTCGACGGCTTCGCCAAGCGGATGACGGAGATCGCCGCTGGCATCGGATTGGAAAAGGCCATTTCCGGCGCGGCGCGGGCGCTGGTCGATCTGACGTTCCGCGCGATCGATAGCGCCGACAAGATCGGCAAGGCGGCGCAAAAATTCGGCGTCGGCGTGGAGGAACTATCGGCGCTGACCTACGCGGCCGAGCTATCCGACGTCAGCCTTGAAACGCTCGGCAAGTCGCTCACCATCGTTTCGAAAAACATGAGCGCCGTCGCCGGCGGCACGACCAACATTGCCGCCGCCGCCTTCAACAATCTCGGGATCTCGGTCAAGACCGCTACCGGATCGCTCAAATCGGCCGAAGACATTTTCTTGGACGTCGCCGAGCAATTCGCCAACATGCGCGACGGCGCGACCAAGACGGCGCTAGCGGTCGCAATCTTCGGCCGCGCCGGCGCCGAGCTAATCCCGCTACTCAATCAAGGCCGCGACGGCATCAAGACTTTGACGGACGAAGCGCGGCGGCTCGGCATCGTAATAGACGAAAAGACCGCCAAGTCGGCCGAGAATTTCAACGACAATCTAAAGCGGCTCGGCAAGGTTCAAGACGCGATCATTCTGAAAATTCTCGGCAGCGGCGGGCTGCTTTCGGCGATCGAACAAGTTTCGTTCCGCATGATCGAGTCGGCGAACGATGCCGCGAAGTGGGAATCGGCGAGCAACTTCCTTGCAAAGGCGCTCGAAGCGGCGTCGACTTGGGTTCTGATATTGGCGAAAGCGGTCGATTTCCTGACGCTTCCGGTTCAGGCGATCATTCTCGCGTTCGTGAGACTCAAGGATCTTGATTTCTCCGGTGCGTGGGAAGCGATCAAGGACTCGATGGGTCGCGCGATACCGAACCTCAAAGAAATTTTCAATCTAATAACCAAGGGGCAGGAGGACGTATCGCTTTTCACCGAGATCCTTCGCCATGTTCAAGAGCAACTTGACAACGTCGCGAAAATCAAATTCGAGCCGAAGCCGTTTTCCGAAAAGCAATTCGAGCTTGGCGAGAAATTCGCCGATACGCTGAAAAAGATCAAAGTCGAAGCGGCCGAGACGCGCGGTGAGTTCAACAATCTGGCGCCGGGCTTCGTCGCGCAAGCGCAACACTTCAAGGATCTCGACGGCTTCGGCAAATCATACGGCACGACGCTGGCGAGCCTGACGCCCCTGCAATTGAAATTGAACGCCGCGCTGCAAGAAATGGCGCTGGCCAAGCTGTCGCAAGAATTCCTGACGCCTTGGCAGCAATACGAACAACAGATGATCCGGCTTAATGCGCTGTTCCCGGAGGGACAACGCAACGTCGAGCTTTACCAACTGGCGGCGCTCAAGGCGGCGGCTACCGTTGCGGCGGCCTACGGCACGGCGGCACAAGGCATCGTCTCGCCGATGGCGCAAGCGTTCAAAGACTTGGCGTCGATCAACAAGCGCTACGCCGGCATTGCCAAGGCGGCGGCAATCGCCGAAGCGACAATCAACACGTTCGTTGCGGCGTCGAAGGCGCTCGCACAGGGCGGCGTTCTCGGCTTCGCGACAGCCGCCGCCGTGACCGCCGCCGGGCTTGCCAACGTGGCGAAGATATCGGCGACTGAATTCGCAAGCGGCGGTTCATTCCGCGTGCCCGGCGGTGTGTCCGGCGTCGACAACCGGTTCGTGCCGCTCATGCTGTCGAGCGGCGAGCAAGTCGACATCACGCCGGCCGGGCAAGCGTCGTCGCAACGCGGCTCGACCGTCAACATCACCTTGCAAGGTGACAGCGTCTCGCGGAATCAATTGCGCGACCTGTTCAATACGATCAACAGCGGCATCCGCGACGGCTACCGGATCAAGATGGCATAGGTGACTCCATGGGCGTCTACAACGTCGGCGGAACCGTCAACAGTGGGATGCCGTTGATCGGCTACAACAACGCCGCGATCGCGGGGAATAGCGTCGTTGTCACCGGCGGGCTGATCAATCAATTTCCCGGGTTTCCCTACGTGAATTTGTGGGACGGCTCGGCGTCGACACTTTGGTATAACGTCGCGACCGATCAGTATCCCGCGAGCAAAGACGTTCATTTCATTACCTACCTAGGGGCCGGCATCCCGGTCAGCTACATCGCGATTGCGAACCACAATTTCGGCGACAAGCAAGTCGTCGCGACCGTCGAGTTGGCAAGCGACACGCCATCGTTCGGTGACAAGAGCATGTCGGCCTTGTTGCATTTCGGCGGGACGGATGGCAGCACGACATTCACAGACAGCACGGGACGGCATACGTTCACGGCGAACGGCAACGCACAAATTGACAACGCGCAATCGAAGTTCGGAGGAACGGCCGGCTTGTTCGATGGCACCGGCGACTTCCTTGACGGCGACGGATCGCTCGATTTTGTCTTCGGCGTGAATGATTTCACGATTGATTATTGGTTCCGGCCGAATGTCGATGGCACGTCGATGGTCATCTATGAAGGCCGGGATTTGACGGGGGGTGCGACGAACTTTGTGACCATCTATCGGAACCCCGGCAACAAGATGGTTTTCTTCGGGGCCGGCGCCGATCGCATTACGAGTACGACTAACATCGTCGCGGGCGCTTGGTATCACATCGCACTGACGCGAAGCGGAACATCGAGCCGGCTATTCATCAACGGCACGCAAGAGGGCGGGACTTTCAGCGATTCGAACAGCTATCAAAACGGCGCCGCGCGACCAAGGATCGGCGCCGACAATTTCGGGAATGACCGCGTCAACGGTTGGATTGACGAACTTCGTATCGTCAAAGGCTTTGCAATGTGGACGGCGAACTTCACTCCGCCGACGGCCGCCTACAATAACGAATTCGTCAAGACCGGATCAAACTTCACGTTCACCGACAACTCGCCGGCGATCATCCGCTTCCCGTTGTCGAGTGCGTACCTTGGCGTCCGCTTGCGGCTCAACGCGCCCATAATGGAGGACGACCCGGTCAGCGGCGTTGCCGGCAAGGTGACAACGGCCATGACATTCTATCCGGCGGGCGGCACCGCCGGCGGGACCGATTGGCGCGACCTTGGCGGACATCTTTGGACCGCGAACGGCAACGCGCAAATTGCCGCAACGAATCGCGGATTTGCATTGGTACTCGACGGCACGGGCGATTTCCTGACCGGCGACGGTTACAACGATTTTGCATTTGGGACCGGCGATTTCACGATCGATTTCTTCGTGTGGTTCTCGAGCGCGGCCGGATTTTCTGTCCTCTATGATGGGCGGCCGACTGGCGTGGACGGCTTCTATCCAACCATCTATCACGACGGTTCTACCAACCTGATGCACTATTTCGTCAATGGACTCGATCGCATCATCGGGACACAGGCGATCGGAATTGGCGCTTGGCATCACATCGCGGTCACGCGCTCGGGCACGTCGACCCGGATGTTCGTTAACGGCGTGCAGGATGGGCCGACGTTTGTTGATTCGTCCAGCTACGTGAACGGAACATCACGGCCGACGATCGGCGGCAACGGCATAGCCACCGGGACCGCTCAACTAACAGGGTTCATCGACGACCTTCGAGTGTTGAACGGCCGCGCCAAGTGGACGGCGAACTTCACGATACCGACGCGCGGCCTTACTTGGAACGATCAAGACTTGCGCGCCGGGATCGAGTACGTCGGCAACCTCTTGGAGCTTGAACGAAGCATCCGAGTCGACGTCGATCACGTTCCGATGCCGTATGGCCGGCGGACGACCGTCGTTAACGGCATGAGCGAAAGCGGTCAATTTCTCGGGCGCATCGTGCTCGGCGAGTGGCGAGAGTCGAAAGCGCAATTCTCGTACTTCACGCCGTCGCACTACCGAGCGGTGATCGACCCGTTCCTAGCGTCGGCACAAGAATTCCCGTTCTTCTGGTCGTGGAAACCGGCGACGTATCCCAACGAAGTGTCGTTCGGCTGGCTGATCAACAACGCCGAGCCGGCAACGGACCCGGTCAGTCAACGCGTTCACCTTGATCTGGAAATGCGCGGGACCGCGACGTGAAATCGCTATCGTTCATCGAAATCGACATTCCCGCGTTCATCGCGTCATCGCCGGATATCATGGCGACCTATCGCTTCGCGATGGCAGATTGCGGCTACTTGCCGAACGACATCGCGGTAACGGCGGCGGACATCGAGACGATCGATTATCAGCCGTCCATTTTGAGTCTTGGGCAGGACATGGGAACGCGCGCGGTCGTGACCATAACGTTCCGCGATCACCGGCATATGTGGGATCCGACGGCGGGCGGCGGGCTCGGCGACTTTCAAAGTGGTTCGATGTGGGGGAAATTCCGCGCCCGGTATGGCCTGAAATTGCGCGGCTACAATCTTCGCATGTTGCGCGGGTCGCTCGGGCAATCGTTGGATCAGATGGAAACGCGGCATTTCATCATCGACGCGACCGACGGGCCGTCGGCTGATGGCAAGTTCAAGATTATCGCGAAAGACATGATGAAGTTTGCCGACGGCGATCGAGCGCAAGCGCCGTTGATCTCGCCCGGCTTTCTGAGTGCCGATATTACCAACGTGGCGACGTCGTTCACGCTATCGCCAACCGGCGCCGGCGCGAGCTATCCGTCCGGTAGTCCGACAAATTTCTATGTCGCGGTCGGCGGCAAGGAAATCATGCTTTGCACCAATCGCGCATCCGACACGCTGACCGTCACGCGAGCGCAATTCAACACGGTCGCGCAAGCTCACACCGCCGGCGATCGCGTGCAATTGTGCGTCAATTACAACTCCCTAAACGCCGCATTGATCGTCGCGGATTTGCTTACGACCTATGCCGGCGTTGATCCGTCCTTCGTTCCCGCCGGCGATTGGGTGACCGAAGTCAACACCTATTTGGGCGTGAACTATTCGGCGCTGATCGCCGAGCCGACGGACGTCGCCAAGCTGCTATCCGAGATCATCGAGCAAGCCGGGCTTGTCGTTTGGTGGGACGATCTGAATCAACAGATACGCTTACAAGTCTTGCGGCAAATCCCGGTGACGGCGTTCACCTACAATCCCGATTTCATTTTGGAGAAATCGCTTGCGGTCAAGGAACAGCCGGAAAAGCGGATCAGCCAAGTCTACACCTACTTCGGCAAGATCAATCCGCTGATCAAAGAGGACGAAATTTCCAACTACCGATCGACGGCCGCCAACATCGACACGGCGGCCGAAGCGGATTATGGCTCGCCGGCGATCAAGAAAATTTTCAGCCGATGGATCCCGATCGGCGGCCGGACCGTGGCCGACACGCTCAACACGATTCAACTCGCGCGTTACCGGGATCCGCCGCGCCAAATCAAGTTCGACCTGTTCCGGGGCGCCGGCGCCGATCCCTTGCTTGGCAACGGCTATCAGATTCAGAGTTGGCTTTTTCAAACGACCGGCGGGGCGCCGGCGACCGTTCCGATTCAGATGACGGGCGTCGAGCCGGGGGCGGCGATCTTCGAATGTGAAGCGGAAGAAATGTTGTTCGCGGCCACGTTCTCGCCGGGCTCGCCGGACGTGCGGGCAATCATCATCGATGGTTCGGTGAACGACGTGAACCTGCGGACGATGCATGACTCGATCTATACGTCGCCGCCTACGTCGGGCATGACGATCAACATTACCATCAATTCGAACGTGATCGTCGGAGCGTCGAGCACCGCCGCGCCGGCTTGCACGGTCGGGACGTGGCCGGGCGGCGTGACGATCAACCTAGTCGTCAACGGCCGGATCCAAGGTTGCGGCGGCGCCGGCGGCGCCGGTGGCTTCGCCCTTAACGCGTCAAGCTCGAACGGCACGGCCGGCAACGTCGGCGGCACGGCGCTGTTTTCCCGGCAAGCGATCAACCTATCCGGCACTGGCGGGGTATGGGGCGGCGGCGGTGGTGGTGGCGGTGGCGGCGGCGGGCACACCGGAGTCACCGGCTACGGCGGCGGCGGCGGCGGTGGCGGCGCGGGAACCGTGCCCGGGGTTGGCGGCGCCGGCGGCTTCGGCTCGACGGCAAGCGGCGGCACCGGCGCGACCGCGACGCCGGACGCGGGCGGTGCCGGCAACAATGCAACCGCCGGCGATGGTGGCACCGGCGGCAACCCGGGGCTCGCGGGCGGCGCCGGTGGTCCGGGCGGCACGGGCTCGGCCGGCGGCGCTGGCGGGGCGGCCGGAAATTCGCTAGACGGGGACACGTTCATCACCGGCACCGCGAGCGACATGCGCGGGCCGACGATCAACTAGGGAGCACGGCCATGCAATTGAAAGTCAACTTCGGCGTCGCCGAGCCGCGCATCATCGGCGGGAAAGCGCGCTTCATCGTGCTGATCACGCTGCCGGATGGCAGCGATCACGAAATGGACGTCGACCCGCGCAAGATCGTCGAGCTTGCCAACACGATCAAGCGCGATTACCCGCAACTCTTGATGAGGACGAACTAGCCGATGGCATGGCGCGGGCGCGCGACGGCGTTGCAGTGCCGGACGATTGAGGACTTCCGAACCTATCTGCACAATTTGCGGTTCACGTCCTGGCGGCCGTCCGGCATGGTGCTGCACAACACCGCCAAGCCGACGCTTGAACAATGGTGGGAAGGCGGCACCGCGCCATCGACTCGCATGGCGAACCTCAAAAATTTCTATCAAAACGAAATGGGATGGGACGCCGGGCCGCATGCCTTCGTCGATGGTCGATCCATTTGGGTGATGACCGATTTCAACGTGAAGGGCGTCCACTCGCCGAGTTGGAATGCGACGCGGCTCGGCATCGAAATGGTCGGCGACTATGACACCGAGAGCGATGAAGTGGGACGCGGCGCTGAAGTCATGGCGCTGACCGTTGCGCTGTTCGGCGAATGTCATTCGCTGTTCGGATGGGAACCGAGCAACACGTCGATCAAGCTGCACAAGGAAGACACCGCGACGACGCATGATTGCCCGGGCCGCAACGTCATCAAGGCCGAGTTCGTCAACGACGTTGCGCAGTATATGGGCGACGCCGGCGACGATCACAGCCAACCGCTCGACCCGATCGCTGGCGTTGTTGTCGGCTTGACGCCCGGCGATACGCTCAACATTCGAGCGACGCCGTCGACGTCGGCGGCAATCATCGGCACTGCCGAAAACGGCGACTCTGTCTTAGTCGTTGGCGAAGAAGTGAACGCCGCGACGCGCTGGCTTCGATTGCAATTTGGCACCGCGAACGGCACCGGCGTCGCGCTGTTCGGATGGGTCGCGTCGCGTTACGTCAAGATCGAAGGCGCGGCACCGCCGGCGGAAGTGTGGCGGACCAACATCACGGCAACGGTGTTTGCGACCGGCGCCGATCCGCAAGACAGCGCCTACCCGCCGCATGCCGCGATCGACGGACGCGAGCCGGGTATCGCGCTGCCTTACAAGTGGCGCGACGGGCCGCGTCCGATGATCCAAGTGCAAGGGCCGGGCGGCGCGTCGATCATCAAGGTCGTCGACGTCGGACCGTATAACATTCATGATCCCGCCTATGTGCTCGAAGGGCGGCGGCCGATGGTCGAGACACAATTTCAGAATCAGACGCCGGCACAAAACGGCATGGTCCCGACGTCGGATGCGGCAATTGATTTGACGCCGGGCGCGGCCGAGCTAGTCGGCATTGTCGGCAAGGGGAAGGTGCGCTGGCGGATCGTCGTATAGCTGGCGAAATTTCGCGCCGGAGCCTTGCATGTTGTTCGCTAAATCGATGATTGCGAGTCGGATATCGGCGTCAGGCTCGCGGCTGGCGACTTCGCGCAAATGGCTGATGGCTGAATTCCAGCCGGCCAAGAATGCGTCAACGAAGGGCCTCACAACAAGCGCTCGCGTTCCCCTTGCACCAAGACAGCGTCGCGGTAGTCGGCGACGATTGCTTGCATCAAGGCAATCTCACGGTCGGCTTTCTCGCGCGTCATCCGGTTGACAGCGATCCATCGCGGATAGATGTGCAGGCGCATGGCCAATTCGCGCTCGACGCAAGCGAGCTTGTCGCGGTACGTGAATAGAGCGAGCGGGGGCGGTTTCATCGGCCGCCCCGATCGATCGCCATTGCCCACAGCCATGAGATCACTCCGACCAAGGCGGCAGCGAACAGGATGAAAATGATTAGCTCGATGTTCATGTTGCGGCCGGCGGCGGTTCGGGCGGCTTCAAGTCTTGGGCGCTGATTTGCTCGCCGGCTTCGCTGGCGCGGTCATCGCGCATTTCCTCTCGAAGCATGTCGACCATCATGCTAGATGCGGACAGCACGCGCCCGCGAAGCTCGCCGTACTTCGTGCGGACGTCCTCCAATTGAATGCCGAGCGTTTCCTTGTCCGATTTCAACTCGGCGCATTGCATGTCGAGGAAGTGGATTTTCCCGCGCAACTCTTGGATCTCGGCCTTAGCGGCTTCAAGCTCGCGTTCAAGCATCTTGAACGTGTCGATCGCGGCGGCATAAGTCTCGGACATGCGGGACACCGCTGGTCGAGAGGGATGATAGTCGGGCGTCGGATTCATCAGCGCCGGTTCGCGCCGCTTCGGAAGGTACTGTTCCGGCGGTCCGTCGCCGCTACTGGCGGCGGCAAGCAAGCGTTTCATGTTCATCGGTTGGACTCCATTTTCTTATATCGCTGGCGCAATCGTTCCAGCGTGTAAACGCGGTCGTCGACTCCAACGAGATCGCGGAGGCCTTGGAGGACGCAGCGGCCCGAATCGTAATGCAAAGGCGGCTTATTCATTTGATTAAGCATCTTGATTTGAGCTTCGCGGATCGCGTCTTCCAACAATGGGCGGATCGACGCCGGTTGCCTGGCAAGCACGTCGATGCGCGGCTTTTCATATTGCGGCTTTGTCATGGCTTACCCCTTCAAATCAAGGTCACGCTGCTCGGCGGTTTCGCGGGCGTCCACGAAGCGTTCGCCGTGCCATCCGGCAAGCCAATGATCCGCGAGCGGCGTGCCGCGATACTCGCCGGGACACGCCGAGCTTCGCGTTCCCTTTGCCTTGGCATCGAGGCCGCGCTGATAGGCGTCGCGCTTGTCCTGTTCGGCCTTCGACGTCGCCTCGATGCTTGCCGGATCGACGGCGTGAAGCTCGGCAACCGATTCGGCGACGCGCGACCCGGTTGCCTCAAGGGTTACAGCTTCACGGCCGCCGCCGTCGCCAGCACCGGAGGGCGTTTCGGTCGCTGGCGAAGTCCCGGCAAACGCCGCGAGCACCGCCGCCGGGTCGCTTGGTCGCGACGCTTTTGGGGCGGCGGTCGGCTCGGGCGGTTGTTCGTTTTCATCGTCGTCTTCGGGCGGCATTTCGATGTTGCCCGGAAGCAGCTTCGACAACCGCCGGACGGCGGTCTTTTTCATCATTTCGGATTCCCACATTTTCCAAGGCGCGTCTTCGCGGGTCGTCTTCGACATTTTCTTGATCTTGTTGATTTCCGAGAGCGGCAACACCGCAACGAAAAAGCCGCCGTCCTTGCTACGTGCCGTCGCGTAGGCTTTCGTGATCGGGCCGTCGCTCTCGCCGGGAACGTGCCGGAATTGCGGGCCGTTCTGCGTTAGAAAGTATTCAAACGGCTCGCCTTGCCGGACGACGTCGGCGTGAACCTCAAGGAATAGGCCGGATTTCCAGATCCGATCGAGCAAGCCGCGCACCATCGGGATCCATTGCGCTTGGTCGCGGTAGGGAACGATGGCGCCTTGCACGCCGTCGGGCAACAGCCCGTCGCGGCAAGCGCGCATGCACGCGAGCCATACCGAGCCGAAATCGCACGCGGCGATCGCCGGGTTGATCCGGGCGCTCAAGATGACCGCATGCTTGAACCGCTCCGGGTCGATGTTGCCGAGCGTCGCGCGCAAGACGTCGGTGCGCGCGTCAAGACGCTCTTTCAGGACGACCAACGGATGCTTCACGGGCTCGACGGCATTGTTCATAGGTCATCCGCTCCCTTGTTTTCGGTAATGCGCAAGATGCGCGCGGGCTCGACCGGCTTTGGCGTGTATCCCTTGCGCGTCTTATAAGTGATCGACCATCCGTCGACACCGGTCACGCGCTCGGCGTCGCCGAGCATGTGAATGATCTCGGCGTTGATGCGGTCGACGCGGTCCTTCATTTCATTGGCGCCGGCGAGCAACGCCGCGCGCCGCGCGAGCATATCGGGCAATTCATTGTTGCCGCTCAAATCAACGACCTTGCCGAGCGTTTCCCTTGGCCATAGCGCCTTGAACACAGCGGCGTCGCTCGCGTATTCCGGTTCGGGCTCCTTGCCGCTCTCGACGCAATCCCAAAAGTCCGCGACCGCGACCCTGATCTTGTCTTCGACGGCGGCGTTGCGGGGAACCTCGATCACCTTGACGCGCGGTTGATGGCTGTCGAGCCGCTTGACGGCGACGACGGCGAAGCTCGCGTCGGCAAGCATGCGTTGAACCGTCACCTGCAACAGTATGTAGAGCGGGATCGTCTCGCCGTTGTTCCAATGCCTTTCGTAGGCGCCGGGGTTGGCGGTCTTGGCTTCGAGGATTCCGTGGCCGCGCAACGGGTCGAGCACATGGAAGTCGATGGTGCAGCCGAGCCGCGCAACGGGATCGCGCAAGTAGACCGCGTTCGCTTCGATCGACCATTGCGGATACTGCCGGCCGACGGCGCGGGCAATTGCCGGTTCTTCGTCTCGGCGCGCGGCTAGAAATTCGTCATCGCTGTTGTGCGG